GTTAATGCGGCTAACTCTTTTTTACCAAGTCGCTTTTTTTTATTATGAAATAAGACTTTTTTCCCAATATATGATTTTCCAGTGGGTTTGTGTGTAACTATATAAACAAAACCAAATGTATTTTCTGGAAATTGAGTGATGTCCCCTATTTTGTGTGTTTTATAGGTCCAACTCATGTGTTTGTTTTAAAGTTAATAATAAATATAACTAAAAAATTTTAAATTAACAAATAATTTTTAACTTCCAGGACCATCAGCAAATATAGGCTTAACATAGACATAAGGTGAACTCTCACCATAAAAAGTTGAATCTAATACACCTTCAAAATACCATTTACCTGTTGTGCCCCTTTCTACTCCATTATCTGCTGCGAATGAGGAATCTTGAGCATCTAATATTTGCCAATCACCTGATAATCCCGTAGGGGCTATTGATGGGTTATCAAAAGAATATACTGCCATAGAACAAGTAACATCCGTACCCGATTCAAATGAAGCTGTATAATTAAAAACTACACTAAAATAAGTTGTGTCATCATAATCAAAACTACCAATACCTGAGGGATTGTTATCAATAGTTCTAAAATTGAAGTAAAAAGATAGATCTAAACTTCTATCAGAAACACTGGGTGTAAATTTAGAACCTGCTGACCAATCGTCATTATTTGCTTCCCCCGCACTACCTGAGAATTCGTACCATAATTGGTTATTTCCAAAAGCATCTACACCACTTGAAGCAGTAATTGATGCAGTTTGATTTCCTCCTGACAAAAGCGCACTCCCCTGATCCCAATTTGTAGCTAAAGGAGCTACTGTAAGACTAGAAGGTGTACCAATAGCAGGTGTATACGTTCCAGTTCCAGCTTTTGAATTTTTTGTTATAGAATTAAAACCCTCTTGAGCATCATATTCAAAATTTACATTAGCTTCTTCTAGGCTATAATATAATATTTTATTTTTACCACAACTTTTACCATAAAATTCAGAATAAGCATGAGGTGCTACTTGATTAACTGGAGTAGGAGTTGCATTTTCATATAATTTAACCATTGATCCTGCTGCTGGGGTTGATGTAGGACCAGAAAGAAAAGCTACTCCTGATTCATGACACTCTGCTAGTATCATTGAAGCGCTTAATGGTCCTGAACTTGGTAAAGCCATTATAATCTAGATTTAAGTTCGTCAATTTGATTTTGTTGTTCCTTAATTGCTTCAATTAGTAAAGGTATAATTTTTTCATAATTAACTGCTTTATACCCACTATTTCTTGTAGTAACAGCTTCTGGTAAAATACTTTCAATTTCTTGGGCTATTACACCTACATCTTTACCTGTATTACCATGTATTGTTTTTCTTTCTTCTTCATTTAATTCTTTCCAATCAAATGTGTTTCCTGTTACACCAATTACTTTACATAAAGCATTATCAATTGGTTGAATGTTACATTTTAATCTTCTATCAGATGTTGAAAAAGCTACGATATCATTAGTTGCATCAATTCTACCTACTGTTGCATTTATAGCGTCTTGAGATCCTACTGTTAATGAACCTGTTACAACAGTATTATTCATGTAAGTAACTAATTGACAAACAGCACCAGAATCACTTGCAGTAAGGTAAGAACCTATTAAAAATATATCATTACTTACTCCACCAGCAATAGCAGTTAAATCTATACAATTATGTCTTCCACCTAAAATACCAGCATGGCTATCAAACATACTAATATAGTTTTTAAATCCTCCCCCTATAACACTTCTTGTTCCTGATGCAGTATTATACATTCCACCTAATATAGAGGAAAATCCTGAGTCTACACAATTACCACATCCCCCTCCTATTACACTTGCAGGTCCAGTATAGTAACCACCTATGGTATTTCCAATACCACCACCTATAAATCCTAGACAATCATTAAGTGTATTATTAAAACCTCCTGCAATTGTAGAACGGTTTGGTTGAGTTGTACCATAATAACTACTTACTGAATTTATTGAATTTCCTTCTCCAGCAATAAAGTTAGCACAATGATTTGAAGATGTGTTGCTAACACCAAATACTGCTGAAAAACTACCACTTATTGTGTTTGAAGATCCTCCTACTACGTTAAATGTTGCCATTTTAGAAGTAACTGTTGATCCAGATATTATATTATTACCCCCACCTATAATAGATGATCCTTTACCATTCCATATGGTATTACAACAACCACCTCCTATAAAACTATAATTACTTAAAGAAGATGTATTACACATCCCACCTACAATTGAAGTTTTTTTACTCCCGATACAGTTTCTACATCCACCACCTATAAAATTATTTTGACTATTTAATCCGTATATTCCAGCAATACGGTTAAATTTACCACCTCCAATAACATCTGCTCCTTCATAACCCGCTGTTATATTCTTAAAACCTCCTCCAATAAAACCGTAACAAGATGAATTGGAATTACATCTACCACCAACAATATTTGCATAACTACTACCAGCATAATTATTACCACCACCTCCTATAAAAGTTGTTGAAGAATAAGCACTAACTTCATTTTGCTTACCTCCTACAATAACACTTCTACCAGCTGCGTATCCATTAATTAAATTTCTACAACCCCCTCCTATGAAGGCCCAACATTCGCATATATTATTTTCTTGGCCACCTACTATGGATGAAAATTTTCCATTTTGGTAATAGCTGTTTCTACTATTATATCCTATCTGATTAAGACAACCACCCCCAATAAATTTATGTGATATACTATTTCCATAACCATCACTACCTCCTCTAAAACTATTTCGAGTACCTCCTACAATTGATGAAAAAGTAGCTGATGCCGTATTTTTAAAGCCTCCTACTATTGATGTAAAATTACCTGATGCAGTATTTGAGAAACCACCTACAATTACGGTATTAGATGCTCTTAATACGTTTTTACATCCTGATCCTATAAAATTAAAGTTTCCTGATGCCGTGTTTAATTGTCCTGATCCTATAAAGTTACTACTTCCTGAATTTTTAGTGCCTAAACTAAACTGACAAATTTTGTTTCTACAACCGCCTGCTATAACATTAAAACTGAAAGTAGCGTTTTGGTATGATGTATTATTTTGTATTGTATTTAAACTACCTCCTAAAATTGATGAATTCGAATCGACTTGGTAACCACTGTAGAAAGAATTAATTGTATTACAAACACCACCTACCATTGTATGTCCACTACCCCTACTAGTTATACAGTTTTTACGACCACCAACTACAACATTATAATTACTATTGAGATAATTATAATTATTCATACCACCACCCATAAAAGCAGTGCCTCCTTTATTTATATTATTAAATCCACCAACTATTACTGAGTTCCCATAGTAACTTTGATGTTTATTTAGTCTACCCCCAACTATTAAAGATGCATTATTACCATAACTTGATATTTCATTTTTACATCCTGTAAAGATACCACCATAATAGGCCTGAGATATTTTATTACAAAACCCAGAGCCAATTATACTAAAACCAGCATAATAACCTGAGCCCCCATATATATTATTTTGTTTTCCACCTCCAATGAATGTTTTATCACCAGAAGATGTATTTGAAATTCCTCCTACAATTGAACTTTCACCACCTGAGTTATAATTACTTTTACCACCTCCTATAAAGCTACATGGTGCTGAACCTGTGTTTTTAGTACCACCTCCTATAAAACTACAATTTCCTGAAGCTGTATTTAAAGTACCTCCACCTATACTTGAAAAGTTACCATTAGATTTATTAGACCCACTAACTGGTTGTATTCCTGATGTAAATGAACTTGCATTAAAATATTCATAAGGACCATCTGGGCGACTATTACCCGGTGGGCCTTGTTCACCTGATGTACCTGATGTGCCACTTGTTCCTGATGTGCCACTTGTTCCTGAAGTGCCACTTGTTCCTGATGTGCCACTTGTTCCTGAAGTACCATTATTTCCGGAAAGAATAAATCCACAAAGATCACCATCAGTTAAAACAGCTCCACTACTTTCTGCAGCCGAAGTTGTTGCGCTATAAACTCTTGAATTTGTACCAGTAGTACCATTACTAGTAATATTTAAAACAATAAATTTAGTGGGGTCAGAAACTTTATAAATACCTAGTTTTAAATTAGTAGTACCAATTGAAGCTAATAAATTATCTATATCTACAGAATCTGAATTAAATTTACTTATATTTAAAAATGTGATATTAGAAGTTGAACTTGTACCTGAACCCAATTGAAATTCTCCTGAAGTCTGAGTACCTGGTGCTGATGTATTATATCCATCAAATTCTGATTTAAATAAAAATCCTGTAGGTCCAGTTGGACCTACTGTACCAGGACCAGATGTTCCACTTGTACCTGATGTTCCCAATCCTGATGTTCCTGATGAGCCACTTGTGCCTGAGCCACTTGTACCTGATGAGCCACTTGTACCACTTGAACCTGATGTGCCACTTGATCCAGATGTTCCCGAACCACTTGTGCCCGAAGAACCACTAGTACCGCTTGATCCAGATGTACCTGAAGAGCCACTAGTACCACTTGATCCAGATGTTCCTGATCCACTTGTTCCAGATGAACCTGATGTTCCACTAGATCCACTAGTACCTGAACCACTTGTTCCAGATGAACCTGATGTTCCGCTTGAGCCACTTGTTCCTGAAGAACCAGACGTACCGCTTCCTGATGTTCCTGAACTACCGCTTGTTCCACTTGATCCAGATGTACCTGAAGAGCCGCTTGTTCCTGACCCACTTGTTCCAGATGAACCAGATGTACCACTTGAGCCGCTTGTTCCTGAAGAACCTGAAGTTCCTGATCCTGATGTTCCACTAGAACCACTAGTTCCGCTTGAACCTGATGTTCCTGATGAACCTGAAGTTCCTGATCCTGATGTTCCAGAAGAACCACTTGTACCAGATGATCCAGATGTACCACTTCCTGATGTACCACTTGAACCGCTTGTACCAGATGATCCCGAAGTTCCACTTGAACCACTTGTGCCACTTCCTGACGTTCCAGATGAGCCTGATGTGCCACTAGAGCCACTAGTTCCGCTTGAACCGGATGTTCCTGACCCACTTGTACCAGATGAACCTGAAGTGCCACTTCCTGAAGTACCACTTGAACCACTTGTACCTGAGCCACTTGTACCTGAAGAACCACTAGTACCACTTGAACCAGATGTACCACTTGAGCCACTAGTTCCTGCTTCACCACTTGTTCCACTTGTTCCTGATGTTATTGTTTTCTTTTCAACAGTATTATTACTTGATAAAATTAATACATCATTTGAGGTTCCTGTATCAACATCAGAAATATTAAGATGGTTTACAAAAGTTGTGTCTATTTGTGTTGTAGTAATATTTGACCCAAGAATAAAAGTATTGGAATGTTTAAGACAGTTAAATCCTCCACCTAAAATTGCGGCCTTACTAACCGAAAAGTCATCTAAAATAGTATTTTGATAACCACCTAAAATAGTAACAGTACTAAGAGTATTGTTACTTGCTGTTATACTATTTCCATACCCACCAATAATAGAACTAAAAGATATATTACAAGCATTTGATGCAGACATATGGTTATTTTGTCCACCTCCGATAAAGCTACATCCAACCTGACCTTCATGTACAGTCATTTTATTCGAAACACCACCGGCAATAACACTAAATCCACTATCTGAGCCACTAATTATATTTAGTCCCCCACCACCAATGTAACTATAATTAGCACTATCAATAAAATTACTTTCACCCCCTCCTATTGCTGAGCAATTTCCTCCAGAAGTATTATTTGTTCCTCCCCCAATATTTGACATACAACCCGAAGCTACATTTGAACCACTTACAGGTTGAATACCTGTATCTTCATCACCAACTACATTGTATTCATAAGGACCCTCAGGTCTATTATCACCACTTGTACCTGATGTTCCAGATGTACCAAATCCGGATGTTCCACTAGAACCAGATGTTCCTGCTTCGCCACTTGTTCCTGAAGTACCACTTCCTGAAGTTCCCGAGCTACCACTTGTACCACTTGAGCCTGATGTACCTGATCCAGAAGTTCCTGATGAACCGCTTGTACCTGCTTCACCACTTGTTCCTGATGTACCACTAGAACCTGAAGTTCCTGTTTCACCACTTGTGCCACTTGATCCTGATGTACCCGAAGACCCACTTGTTCCTGATCCTGAAGTGCCACTTGAACCACTTGTACCTGCTTCGCCCGAAGTACCAGATGATCCACTAGTTCCAGATGATCCTGATGTTCCTGCTTCGCCACTTGTTCCTGAAGAGCCTGAAGTTCCATTTCCTGATGTACCACTTGAGCCTGAAGTTCCTGCTTCGCCACTTGTTCCAGAAGAACCGGATGTACCAGATGTACCACTTGTACCACTTCCAGATGTTCCAGAAGAGCCACTAGTACCACTAGAACCAGATGTACCAGATCCTGATGTTCCAGATGAACCGCTTGTACCTGCTTCGCCACTTGTACCACTAGAACCTGAAGTGCCATTTCCTGAAGTACCAGATGATCCACTTGTTCCTGAAGTTCCATTCCCAGATGTTCCACTTGAACCTGATGTTCCAGAAGAACCGCTTGTTCCTGCTTCTCCGCTTGTACCTGAAGAGCCACTTGTACCACTAGAACCTGAAGTTCCGTTCCCAGATGTTCCACTAGAACCCGAAGTTCCTGCTTCACCACTTGTTCCACTTGATCCTGATGTACCTGAAGAGCCACTTGTACCTGATGTACCATTTCCTGAAGTTCCTGAAGAACCTGATGTACCCTCTTCACCTGAAGTTCCGCTTGAGCCTGATGTACCACTTGTACCTGCTTCGCCACTTGTTCCTGAAGAGCCACTTGTACCAGATGATCCAGATGTTCCATTTCCTGAAGTACCAGATGAGCCACTTGTACCTGCTTCTCCACTTGTACCAGATGTCCCACTTGAACCTGATGTTCCTGCTTCACCTGATGTTCCTGATGAACCACTTGTACCTGCTTCACCCGAAGTTCCACTTGAGCCTGATGTTCCACTTGTACCTGATCCACTTGTTCCAGATGTTCCATTTCCAGATGTACCTGAAGAACCGCTTGTTCCTGCTTCTCCGCTTGTACCTGATGTACCACTTAAACCTGATGTTCCTGCTTCACCTGATGTTCCTGATGTTCCTGATGAACCACTTGTACCTGCTTCACCCGATGTTCCTGAAGAGCCACTTGTACCAGATGATCCAGATGTACCATCTCCACTTGTACCAGATGAACCACTTGTTCCTGCTTCACCTGAAGTTCCTGATGAACCAGAAGTTCCTGCTTCACCACTTGTACCTGAGGTACCAGATGAGCCACTTGTACCTGCTTCGCCACTTGTACCTGAAGAACCGCTTGTTCCTGAAGATCCAGATGTACCATCTCCTGATGTACCAGAACTTCCTGATGTACCTAAACCACTAGTACCACTAGAACCTGATGTTCCTGCTTCACCTGATGTTCCTGATGAACCACTTGTACCTGCTTCACCACTTGTACCTGAAGAGCCGCTTGTTCCTGAAGATCCAGATGTACCATTTCCTGAAGTACCAGATGAGCCACTTGTGCCATTTCCTGAAGTTCCTGATGAACCAGAAGTTCCTGCTTCACCTGAAGTTCCAGATGATCCCGAAGTTCCTGCTTCACCACTTGTACCACTAGAACCTGATGTTCCACTTCCTGATGTTCCTGAAGAGCCACTTGTACCAGCTTCTCCGGATGTTCCACTTGAACCTGATGTACCAGCTTCACCACTTGTACCTGAAGAGCCGCTTGTTCCTCCAGCACCACTTGTGCCCACTATATTTACTTTTACTACATCATCTATTGATGCATCAAGAGTTACTTCTACATCACCTGTAAAATTTATACCTCTAGTATTTCTTTTTATTAAGACATCATCTTCATATATATCTGAAACTGTTAGGTCATCAAAAAATTCTTGAACTTCAATTTGATAAGCTGCAAATTGTGAAGTTTGTGATAGATTAAGACCTGATGCATTATTTGAATATATAGGTGCTAATGATTCTGTTGTAGATAAAGATACAATAGCCATTTTTTGACTTGTACCTAAAAATAAAGATGAATCCCAATCATTCTCGTTGCCTTTTTCACCCCAAGTAATAAGATAAGAAGCTTCATTAGCAGAATTTTTTACATAAAAAGTATCAGTAATGTCATACTTATGAAATACACCTACTTGTTCTGTGCCTCCTATAGCTTGTGCTCCTAAAATGGCATATGAACCACTTGGAGATCCTGCTATATAATAACTATCATTACTACCTGTTATATTTCTAACTCTAATATTTCCATTAGGTGCTAATAATGAACCTGATTCTAAAAAATAAGTATTTTCTGCAACCCACCATTGAGTAAACTGACTTGAACCATCTTGTAATGCATTTTGGTCTACTGTAATTTCCGCACTAGATGGATCAAAAGCTGTAATAGTAGCATAATCTGTAAGCTCCCCAGAGCTTTTAAGTCGTTGCCCTACTTTCATAAGATTCCATGGGACTGGGTCACCAGATGTTGTTACTATATTAGTAACTTTGTTATCTCCAGCAGTATAATCTCCCCTTAGATTAGTATACCTTTCAGAAGGTGAAACTGTAAACTGTCCATAAAATAATTGTTTTTTGCTCATTTTAAATTTTGGGAATTAAATTTTTGCAACATTTTAATTTTTTAATTTTTTAGAATAATAACATACAAATAGCTTCTCCACCACTATCAATACTACCACCACCAATACTATAAGTATCAAAATCTGTATTTTTAGAAAAACTAAGACCTGTAGTTTTATTTTCGACTACTATATTTGATGATGCATCCCACCATACAATAGAAGGTGGAACTCTAGTACTAAGAGCATCATTTTCACCTGCTCCATTTTCTCTATCACCATTTACTGTTACAACAAATGTTGAATTTTCTGCAGCGTCTATATATGTTTTTATTGAAATTATCTGACAATCTCCTGTAGTTGCTGGAGTTACTGTAAACCCTGCACTTGAAAAACTTGTTACATCAAATGCTGGGATATAAGCTCCATCTGTACCATTAGCTGTTCCAGAAGTTGCTGAAGTGTAATCAAATTCATCTGTTTGAACATTTGAGATTGCTACATATAAATAATCATCTGCTCCACCTCTTACTACAATATAATCTCCATTAGCTAAACCATGAGCTGTTGATGTTACTGTTACAGTTGAAGCCGTTCTTTGCCATGTTAAACCAGCATTTAAATCTCCAGTGGATAATATTTCTACATTTCCATTAGAATCACTAATAGCAACGTATCTTACTGCTAAGTTTTGTACATTTGAAATTCCACCTCCACCACCTGATGTACCACTTGTACCAGAAGTTCCTTGTTCACCTGATGTACCAGATGTACCATTTCCTGATGTTCCACTTGTACCCGCTTCTCCTGATGTTCCTGATGAACCACTAGTACCAGAAGTACCATCTCCACTTGTACCAGATGTTCCAGATCCAGAAGTACCTGATGAGCCACTTGTACCTGAAGAACCACTAGTTCCACTTGAACCTGATGTACCACTTGAGCCACTAGTTCCTGCTTCACCACTTGTTCCACTTGTACCAGATGAGCCACTTGTTCCTGATGTGCCCGACCCTGAAGTTCCTGAAGAACCAGATGTTCCATTTCCACTTGTTCCAGAAGTACCTAATCCTGATGTTCCACTTGTACCCGAAGTACCATTTTCTCCTGAAGTTCCACTTGTACCTGCTTCACCACTTGTTCCCGAAGTTCCAGATGTACCACTTCCAGAAGTACCACTTGTACCTGATCCTGATGTACCAGATGAGCCACTTGTGCCTAAACCACTTGTACCTGAGGTTCCAGATGAGCCGCTTGTTCCAGATGAACCTGATGTTCCTGAAGAACCCGATGTACCTGTTTCTCCTGATGTTCCACTTGTACCTGATCCACTTGTACCTGAAGTACCTGATCCAGAAGTACCAGATGAGCCACTAGTACCTAATCCTGATGTTCCACTTGTACCTGAGGTACCATTTTCTCCTGAAGTTCCGCTTGTACCATTTTCTCCTGAAGTTCCACTTGATCCAGATGTACCACTTCCAGAAGTACCACTTGTACCTGATCCACTTGTTCCACTTGACCCACTTGTTCCTAATCCTGATGTACCTGAAGTACCGCTTGTGCCTAAACCAGAGGTACCAGAAGTACCAGATGAGCCACTTGTACCCGCTTCTCCGGAAGTTCCACTTGTACCTGATCCACTTGTTCCAGAAGTACCTGATCCAGAGGTGCCAGATGAGCCACTTGTTCCGCTTGTACCTAACCCCGATGTTCCACTTGTACCTGAGGTACCATTTTCTCCAGATGTTCCACTTGTACCATTTTCTCCTGAAGTTCCACTTGAACCACTTGTTCCTGATGTACCGCTTCCTGATGTTCCAGACGTTCCTGATGTACCATCACCGCTTGTACCTGAAGTACCACTTGTGCCTAATCCTGATGTTCCACTTGTACCTGAAGTACCATTTTCTCCTGAAGTTCCACTTGATCCACTAGTACCTGCTTCTCCAGAAGTACCACTTGAACCACTAGTACCTGGTGCTCCACCGGGACCAGATGTTCCACTTGTACCTGAAGTACCGCTTGTGCCTAATCCTGATGTTCCACTTGTACCTGAAGTACCACTTGTGCCCGATCCTGATGTTCCACTTGAGCCTGATGTACCATTTTCTCCTGAAGTTCCACTTGTACCATTTTCTCCAGATGTACCGCTTGAACCACTTGTTCCTGCTTCACCTGAAGTACCACTTGAACCACTTGTTCCACTTGTTCCTGATCCTGAAGTACCGCTTGTGCCACTAGTACCTGGTGCTCCACCGGGACCAGATGTTCCGCTTGTACCTGATGAACCACTTGTGCCAGATGTTCCACTATCTCCACTTGTTCCTGACGTTCCAGAAGTACCATTTTCTCCAGATGTACCGCTTGAACCACTTGTACCTGATCCACTTGTTCCTGATGTACCAGATCCCGAAGTACCTGATGTTCCACTTGTACCTGGTGCGCCACCTGGACCTGATGTTCCACTTGTACCAGATGTTCCTGGTAAACCTGAAGTACCACTTGTACTACCTAATTGTTTAAAAACTTGTCCTGTAGTGTTATTATAAGATAAAATATAGGAGTTACTTTGTTGTGGCAAAACATCAGGTTGTATGAAAACTGAACTGGTAGCTTTAAAAGACCCAGATACTGAAATATCATATGCTGCTTGATTAGCTGCGGAAAAGGCATCAACAGATTGGGAAACATGCCATGACTGGATTATTTCTCCTTGTTCTATTTGACTTTTATAATTAAATTGTTTTGCCATTTTACCTTATTATTTATTATAAATATAAACTATCTATCTATATTTACTAGAATTGTTGTATCAGTTGTAGGAGATGATTGTAATGGTTGAGCTAATTTTCCTATAGCTAATAATTCAAAATCTCCATTATATAACCCTACAGTTGTAATGTAAGGCTCGAAATAAGAACCTGTTACAAAATCAAATGGTTTACCAATAGAAGCTGTATTTTCCCAATTAATTACACTACCACTAAATTTAGTAGGAATTTGACTTCCCGTTATTGCACTAGGGTTTAATGTGTAATTAAATTCATTTTCATTTATTGTACATTGATATTGTGTTTCAAATATTTTATATGAACTAGAAAATGACATTGTTACTTCATTAGATGTAATAAAAGCATCTATAAATCTTTCAAAGGATAATACTATAGTACCTCCATATTTAGATGTACCATAATCAAAATTATTTCCATATACATCAGTGGATGCAAATGATGATACAGTATCATCTGATAAAATTACTATACCATGTGGGTATATAATATTACCATTTATGTATTCATAAGTTGGAGATGAAACTCCTTTCCAAAGTAATCTACCCTCTCCATCATCTTTTATAGATCCACTTTTTGGATGTTCTATATAAAATGAATTAGGTTGAACATAATCACCAAATAATTTTGATGGGATTGAAAGTACTCCTAATGATGCAGTTGGGAGAGTTTTATTAGGCCAAAGAGTAGTTTGTTCATAATTATAAAAATTAGTTTGTTGAACATTTCCTATAACAGTATTCCCTGCTTCGTTTGCTCCTAAAAATATACTTGATGTTATAGCATTTGATGTAAAGCCTGCACTTCCTGATAAATAGTTTGTATAATATAATTGTTTAATTGAGTCATAAACTAATACAGAAGAAAGTTGTTCTTCTACTGGTAAGTTAGTACCAGTAAGAATACTGCCAGATTGTAAATAGTTTCCATTTAAACCAATAAATCTATTTATCCCAACATTAGGTTCCACCAAAACACTACCCCCAACAAAGTAAAATCCTTTATTTACTTCAAATGGTGATACTATTAAATCCTGTGCATTGAATTGTTTGTAAGCGCTCATTCATTTTAGAAATCTAGTTTAACTCTAACAAGAGCTTCTTTTGTAAAATCTTTTTGTATTGGTCTTGATAATTTAGCTACCGCTAGTAAATCACTATTATCATTATATAAACCTACTGTTGTAGGAAATGTTTGTGGGTTATTAATAAAGTAAGAATAAATTACTTCACCAGTTGAACCCGATATAAATGATGGATTCTCTGTATAATTGAATTCATTATTTCTAGCTCTAATAAATACATAATCTGATGATATTGTTTCTTGAGAATTTAATTCAAAAATATTAGCTCTATTAGCTACAGTTCCAGTTCCTACTGAGGATGATATAGCATTATATAATCTAGTTGGATTATTACCAAAAGTATTTTCATCAGAATCAGTAGCTAAGTTAATACCTGTTACATTACTACCTTCACCATTTACATCTAATGCTGACGCATTAAATAATATAGTAGAAATGTCTGGGCAAAACCATCCATATGATCCAGAATTAAATGAGTAACCATTATCATTAATAGTAGTATTAGCAACACCATTTGATCCACTAATTACTTGGTATACCCTTTGAGTACCATAATAATCTGGGAGAGTTATCATACCAGAATTATCTGTTAGATGGAGTTGTCCTAAATCAGTGGTCGATACGTTAGAATCAATAGTTAAATTCATTGTGCCGGGTAGTAAAGATTGTTTGTATCTTGCTCTTTCTATACTAATAACATAAAAATCATTATCAGCACTACCTGTAAGTGTATCACCCCATACAAAAGATGCATTTTCATCTTCTAAAATTAATGTTCTATACTGACCGTATATTGTTGTTGTAGGTGAAACAAAAGGAACAGTTGTATCAAAATTTACTCCACCTCCACCATTTCTATTAGCATAAGCAATTTGAAATTGAACAGCTGCTGTGTCACTATCCGAAGCTGTTTGGTAAACACTTAAATAATAAGGACCTGAAGATCCTTCTCTTTGGGTTGATGAAGTATGAAATGTACTTAATGAAGGTGCATTATTACTCCATACCGTAGAAGTTACTGAGTCAGAACTTACTACAAAATCTTCTGGATCTAATTGTTTGAAAGCCATATTTTTATGATGTTAAAGATTGTCTTGTTATTGTTACTGGAATAGTTAATCTAGCACCACTATCTAATCCTGTTACTGTTAATGTTGTTCTTAATTGAGAATTTCCACCAAATAAAGTATTAACAGTTGTAGCTGTAATACTAATTTGAGTTCCAATTACTGTTTTTGAAACACTTGTACCAATTGTTTGAGTAGCATTAACATTTGCACTAGTTGCTGCTTCTGATTGGATACCTTGTCCTGTAAATGTACTAAATACTCTTACATCTCCAATAGTAGCACTATATCCACTTGTTTCAAAGGTTTGTTCATTACCTAAATAATTTAATGTTTGAGGTGTTATTGCTAACTGTGCACCTTGTTTCATTGTTATAGCTGCATAACCAAGATCTAATACAGGTAGTTTAGCTGTACCTCTAGGTAATGTAGTTAATTTATATTTCATTATTTGTAGCTCACTTGGAAATGCTTCTAATAGAGGCATATTATCAATTGCTTCACCATAATAGGCCGAGCCCGAAGGGTGATTTGGATTATAAAGTGTATAATCAATTTCATCATCTCCTAAAGCAAATTGTGTTATTTGAAAAGAACCATCATTACGAGATAATAATTCTCTTCCTTTTGTAGTTAATATAGCATCAACTGTAATTACTGCGTTGTTTAAATATCCCATTATGTTATTTTTATATAAATATTATTATATGTCATAAATATGTGTTCTTATTAAGATTCTATAATTCCTTTAGAAATTAAATCATTTACTATTACAGAAGCGCTTTGTATTAAGTATTCTGTAGGGAAGTCAGGATACAATATACCAGGGGTTTCTTGTAATTCCAAACTACTTAATGAGGCTGTATAATTCCCATCAGCGTCTACTCCATTTAACATAGCACTACTACTTATTGCAAATGAACCATCCGTTCCTGCATTAATAAATGAACCTGTATTTTTTATTACTGTAGATATACTTGCACTCGCTAAATTTTCATAAGGGAATGGAGTATCTAAGTAAAGTGAATTAGGATTAACTACTGGTCTTCTTACTAAGAAGAAATTTTTATTAATCGATTTAGGTACTGGTCCACTTAATTTAATTTTTAGTCTTGGATTTTTAGTTCCTGTATCTTGTTCTATATTTTCAGCAGGTGCAAATACTTCGTCAATTGTATAAGTATAATTTTCATTATTAGCAAATCTAATTTCATCCCCTTCAAATAATTGTATTGTATTATCAATTCTATCAAATGCTGTAGTTGCCGGTTCTACACCTGCTGGGAAATAATCCGATTGTCCCGGGAAATATTCTAAATCTCCTTGACGGAAAGTTGTACCATATGCTTCATTTAAATTTGAAGAAGACATTACTAATATACTTTGATCTAAAATATTTGTATTACCTTTTCCTGCCGAACCTGTATATACCCAAAACGGTGCTTTAGCTGTGTTAGCTTCACCCATTAAATAATCATTAGCACCTTGACCTTGCATATTTACTGATGTATAAGCTCCTGCGTATCCAAGTGGGAAAAATAAACCTTGTCTATATCCACCTCTTGCGTTTTTAAACTCTCCTATAATTCTCCAGTTAATAGCATCTCCACCTTGAATAGTATATTTACCACTATTTGCTGTAATAATCCATTCTAATGCTTGAACACCAGCACCTCCCTTAGGTCCTCTTTCTCTCATTAATCCAAGATCAAATAATGTTTCATACATTTCCCAATCAACAGTACATCTAATACCACCTGTAGGTACTGGTACTCTAGTGTATCTCCATCTTTTAAATCTCCATCTTCTAAGGAAACTTCTAAGTGTTTGTTTTCTTCTTACTTTATAATAATTAACAATATTAGTCATTTCAAACCACCCATATTCAAGTATACTTCCTATATTAGTTACTCTTCCATCATCAGTATAAACTTTACATTCTATATCTTCTAGATTAAATGGTTTTTCTTCTTTACCTACCCAATTAGTACCAACAAGTGATCCACTACTGTACATATGTAATTCAAATTTTAATTCATCTCTTACTCTACGTGTTTCACTAACAAATGATGTTACAAATGATGTTTGTACTGTTACAATTTGTGAAGATGGTAAATCTTCTCCAGTTGTAATCGTTGGGACTATACCTGTAGTTGGAGCTGAGGGATACCTATTATTTGCTGGGTATAAGGCTGATATAAATGCATTTTCTGGGTATTGGATATTTAAGGATTGACCCTTAACATTAACATTCCAAGGATTAAGTACATTTGCATTATTTGTACCTGGCCCACCTATACCTGCATCATTTTGAGCTGATCCAGTTAAAAATTCTGAAGGGTCTAAATAATAATCAACTGATTGTACCGGATTGCCAGTATCAATACTAGCTGAACCTTGTGCTGAGAATCTTGCAAATAAAGCATCATTTTCATCCCCATTATCATATTGTGATATATAACCAGAACCAGATAATGGTAAAACATTAGCATAATTATTTGCTGAGTTTTGTGAATATAATATAGGTGTCACATACTGCATTATACGTTCTATAGATGCTGGGGCTCCTAATTCTCTATATTTTCCTTTTCCTGATTTAGCAGCTATTTTACCTAATGTAGTATTTGGAAATACTGCTTGAAAAGTATCTATGCTTAATGGGTCTAATGTAGGAGGTAAAGCATTACCTTGTTCATCAATTAAATAATTTAAATTAATTCTTGTTAAACCATTAATATTGGGATAAGGATCATCTAAATCATTAAAATATCCAAAAAATGCATCTCTTAATTCTATTGTTGGATTTTTACCATATGTTCCTATATCTCCTATATTCCAAACATTTAATTCTTGACTTGTTGATTTTGAACCATCATATCTAGGTTTAATAGAACGAGCTATAGTATAATTTGATTCTGGGACTGTTGCTCTTAAAGCACTACCACTAATAATTTGTCTTAAATTTACAGGGGCTGCAAGATTTCCTCCGCTAATAGGAGTATAAAAATCTCCGTAGAAGAAATATGAAGCAGTATTTGTAGCCTGTAGATTATAATCTATATCCATTAGATATGGATTTGCTCTTTGGTTAACAAAGTTATTTAGTAAAGGTTGACAATCTAATGCCAAGTTGAAAGGTACAACATTATTTCCAAAGAAAGTAGATATTAATTCGGCTGTTGGATCTGGTACTCTAAAATTTCCAAATTCAACTTCCAATGATCCAAGTGACATTTTTGTAACATCATTAAATGGAGCCCATTCATTTGAACTACTAGGAACTATACTCATTGAGTATTCTGTTATAGTTAACCCTATACCAAAACTTTTACTAACTGATAATCCCATTCTAATACTATCTAATGAAGTAAAATTACCAAAAGTTGAACCTGTAAAAGATGTTCTACCCGTTTGATCTGATGACGAAAGCATAATTCTATTTTCATTTGCAGCACCACCTGGGCCAAGAAAATTAACAGTACCCCCAGAATCTAAAGAAGTATTTTGAATGTAAATACTTCCAGTAAGTTCTTCATCTCCAACTATTTGATTAATTGATGATGTTATTTTTACAAATGAAGATGTCATACTAGGATTAGTAATAATGGGAGCAACTGGATCATTAAAATATATTTCAGTTTCACCTACATTGCTTGTGCCAAAAGAATAGGGATTTTCATAATTACTCATAGAATATTCTACAAAAAACATTTCATCTGGTTGGGTTTGTGTACTACTAGTTGTTGCAGGATCCGAAGCATCATATTCTACATTATTTACTGGAATTTCAAAATATCCTTTCATTACACCTCCACCAGTCCCAAAAGGTACTGTTTGTTCGTCCCCTGATGGTATTCGAACTATGTATGGTTCTTGTGCACCAGGGCCAAAACTTTGAGATAATGTTACTTTAAATTTTTCAGTATTTCCAATTATTCTTGCGGGGTTTGATTCTGCAGAAGATCCTGTTACTTTTAAAAATGCTTGTAAATCAAAATTAGGAAATAAACCAACAGTAGCAAAATTATTAGTGGGATATAAAGTAAAAAGACCACTATCAACCCCCGTATTAGCCCCGCCTACATAATAATCAGAAATTGAATCTGTTGTAGTATAGTAATATGAAAAATTTCCATATGGTATTGTTGGTCTACTGCTGCCAACTATTACAGTAGCATCTATATATACACTCATATCGTTAACTCGTACATTTGGAATGGCTGTAGTGTTTGGGATAGTTGGTGAATAAGCTATTACTTGCCAAAAAGAGTCTGCTACCACATTTGGTGAAGTACTTGCTTGAATGTTTGAATTTGTTAAAGGTCCAATTGTTAAATCTCCCTGTGCTGAAGGAAAACCAGCTGAAATTAAATCTGCTTGTGATATAGTTAATACATTACCTACAACATACCCTGCACCTATAAATTGTACAGCTAAAGATGAAACATTTGTTCCATTTGATCCAATATTTACAGTTCCTCCATTTCCTACTTGTTGAGAACCTCCGGTAACTGATGTAAAATATACTCCATTAGCACTACCTGGTCCTATTGTTAAAGTTGATGCATTAGATAAAGATAAAAGGGTTGGAGAACCTGCTCCTTGTATTAAAGTGTCTCCATTTGTACCAAAAGGATACAAACCTAAATTGACTGGATTATTGCTTAAGGACACATTTCCACTTTGGGAATCAGTACCACCTACTTTCCATACTCCTGTATCATTAGGATCTTCAACCCATAATAAATTATCGATATTGGATGCATTTTGATTGAAATCTGGAATTTGTACGGGAATATTATCTGATGTTGAACTTGTTAATATTAGACCAACTGGGCCACTATTTTGGTTAGTGTTTGGGTAATAAACCGCCCCATTCTCTTTGTTGCCTGGAACATATGCCATTGAAAAAGTAACATCTGTTCCAGTAGGAGCATTTACAGAAAATCCAACTGCCACATTACAATCAGCAACATCATCTACAGAAAATCCAACACCACTTCCATTAGCAGCTATTTCATTTAAAACAAATTGCCCATTAATAGTATAAGTTCCTACTTCATTTACATCTATACCTCCATTTCCACCTAAACCTGATAAATCATACCAAGTTCCAGTTACATTATCAGTACCTACTGTATAAGCAGAAGATGAAATAGGGAATGGGACTCCAGCTGAATTACCTTGCATTGTACTCCAAGCTGTAAATTCTAATGTTGGGGTATTCCATTGAAATGAAGATGTCATTATATTAGTCGTAGTAGCATGACCAGTACCTGCTGTGGTTATAGGATTATCAATAGCACCACCTTGATTAGTATTAGTAAAGTTTCTATAAAAAACGGGATTTAAACCTAATGTACTATACCCCTGTGCAGAAGATGGGCGATATACCCCACTTGTTATATTTGGGTTAGTTGCCTCATCTGCTGAACCTGTATAGAAACTAATAGTTTGGTCCTCTACATTATTATTATTATTAGAAGAAACATGATAAATATTTTCTGTTACTATTGTGCTAGATTGACCTAAATTTGATGCACTATATGCAACTGAACATGAAAAATATAGGGGTATATTAGGAGTTCTACCTAATGTATAAGAACCAGAAGCATAATTTAAACCAAGATTTGATATAATATTTTGATAATTTATACTAGGTGAACCAGGGTTAAAGAAACCTAAGGTATCATTACTAGTATTATAATTAGCTGTATTTCCATTTTGGTCTCCCCAAAACCAAAATCTTTGGTTTTGAGTTTGTTGATCTGTTGCTAAATAACTACCTTGTGATTCGTTATCATTTCCATTATACGATGCAGTAAATGAACCCGATGCTATTAAACTAAAGTTTTCAGAACCCCCATCTTCGGACCAATTAAAATCTGGGTTTCCATTTGATTGGTTTATGTTTATAATAGTACTTTTAGCACCAACTGTTACACCATCTATATAATATTCTTTAGTACCTTCTTGAAATATTATTTCTAATTTTTCTGCTCCCACTAAATATTCACCTACTTCGTTATTATTAACATCAAATCTTGCTAATTTTACCCATTGGACTATAGATTGTCCATTAATTACATTACTTGCTATCCAAGCATCTCCTGGGACTGGGTTATTTCTATTATCTAAAAAAGCATCATTTGATACTGTTCCTTGAACTAATGAATTAAAAGAAAAGAAAAGTGGGTTATAAACAATAGGAGTATCTGATACATTTAAATAGGGTTCACAACCAGGATTTAAATCTTGATCTGATACTTGAATTCTTGAACCACTAAATATACCATCATAAAATTCTGATTGGTTATCTTTTATCCATCTTCCAGTTCCTGGGAATTTGCCTTCTCCACCACTTGCACTTATATAAAATGAATTACTTTGGTTAAAGTTAAGACTATTAATTACTGAGTAATCTAATGAATCTGCCCAACTTTGTGTTAAGAAAAATCTATTATCTGGTCCTAAACCTTTTGATCCAGATGGATATGTTTTTAAACCATTAAATCTTTCAAATGAACCACCTGGTCCACCTGAAAACTTATATATAGCTGATCCTTCAGTAGAATATTGTGGGAAATCCGCTGATCCCGAACTATAATCTTTTGGTAAATTAACAACTAAACCTTCATATTCATGTCTTGATGATGTTACTAAAGCTGGTCTTTGTCTATTTCTTTCTAGTAAATGTTGTTTTACTACTACTCCAGAAGCTAAACTTGTTCTAGCAGGAGTAAAATCTTCTATCATTTTAAATAATGAATTATCAAAGAATTTAATTAATCTAACAAAATCAACTACATCATACCCTCTAATATACTTTTCAAAATAAGCGTCTCTTAAAATATTTAAATCTGGATAGCTTCTTGATGATGAAAAGTTTTGTCTCGGATCACCAATATAATCTCCTAAGTTAAAATATCCTATTTGGGCATTAATATCATCATTTATTTGATTTGAGGGTGAAAATGCTACTTCTAAATAATTAACATTTGGAGTGTAACTTTGACTTACAAATGAATGTTGTTGAATTGACTCCATAGGTGATATAACATCACTTGTTGTACTAGAAATTGTAGCTTCAGATGAGGTTGGTGTTTGAAAACCATAAGGTGCTTCGGCTAAAATTAAATTTTCAGCTTGTATTTTATTTGTAATCCTATTTTTTATACCTGCTGGTACTTGATCTTGGAATATATCTTCTACATTAGTTACAAACCTTGAAGCACTAATAAAATAACTACTATCATTAGTAAATGATTGAGTAATTTGTACTGCAGAACCTGTTACTCTAGGATGAATAGATATTCTACTACCTGTATCTAATTGTGTCCCTAAATCTGCTCTAAAAAATAACTCATTAGGTGTACTGTTTATTGTATTACCTTCATCTGAATAAGGATTTACAGTATAATCAAAAAATTTACTTTCACTTAGTTCAATATTCCAATATCTTAATTCTTGGAAAGACCCTGAAAAAGGTTGGTATGTACCACCTGCCCCTGAAGGAGTAAAGTCTGACTGAGTATTTAAAAATGCTTTTGTTGCATCTGTCCAATAAGATACATCAAAACCAGTAACTTGATTAGAACCAGAAAATCCTATTTCTCCATTAATTTCATTTGCAGCAAATAAAGTAGCAGAAGGAGTATCTTCGTTTACATTTACTTGAACGGACCACCAATCTTTATTAAAGAAGGGAAGATAAATACTAGCAGAGGTTCCAACATCAGTTGTGTCTGGGATGTATTTTAAGGTACCATAAGTGTCGTAAGGGCTAGCTATGGATCCTGAATATGAACCTTTTACAAAACCAGAACCTGTATATTCTAAAACAATAGCTGAATCCCCATCTTGTCCAGCTATAAATAAAGATTGAGAATATCTAATATTAGAACTTGCTATATTATTTACAGCAGGTGGTATTCCTGCTGATTTAAATCTAAATTGAACTGAACTTGGTGAAGTATTTCCAAAATTATTATTAGCATTAAAAGATGAACTAACAAAATTAGTAGCATTTTCTCCTGTATCAAAAGCATAGTTAAATACATTTTGTTTTAAATCATAATCTTGAGATTCATTTCTATCTTTACCTCCAAATTCACTAATTCGTAAAATTGTATCAGGTATTCCATATGATGTAATTAATGCTCTAATACCAGCTATCGTACCTTTAGTTTTAAGTAAATATGGTATATTATGGTATATTCGTTTATATACTTGCTTTTGAACATTATTTAATGGCACTATATCATTTGAAGCAGATATTTCAGTATCTACGTACTCAAACCCAGAAGGTGTGTTAACTTGACCATTAATTGATCCCGTCATGTATGGAAAAGGAAATGCACTTCCTGATGGTGTTAATCCTAAAAATGCTGTAAATAAATCATTTGTATTAAAATTATTAGCATATAGTTTAACCCCAAAATCTCTAATGGCATCTGCTACTAAATCTTTAGCAATACCATATTCTAAACGATTATCAGCATCAAATTTATTTGAAATATCTTTTGTATATAACCAAACATTATCATAATATTGACCCACCATATCAACAAATAATTCGTATCTTTCATTAGCAGGGTCATCTCTTAAATATTCAGGTATAGACCAATATAACCAATTATTGTTATTTTGATCAAAATTAGAAGCAGATAATGCTTGACCTCCATAATAAGGGTTGCTTTGATCAATACTACCCACCCATGTTGAAGCAATTATACTTCCTGTAGGGTATAATTGAAAAGGGGGTGTGGTATTTTGTTTTGGGTAAGAATATTGGGAGCCACTATTAAAATACAAAAATGATTCATACCCATCAAAATTTTTAATGATATTATCTATTTGCCCTGTTAATCTTGCTTTACTTGAACTATAAGCTATAGTATTTACTGTATTTCCTGTTATTTTATTTAACTGTGAAGAAAGTTGAAAACTAGCAGATTCAATTAAACCAACTTTATATACAAAATTTTCTAATCTAGTTTTAGCAGAACTAAAATGTATAAAGTTAGAATAATTTTCGTAATTAACATTAATATTAATTTCTTTTTGATTTAAAAGATTTTGGATTTGGTTAATTGAACTAGTTACATTTGATTGGAGTAAAGTATTAAAGGAAAATGATTCACCCCCAGTTGATGTTTCTTGTGTTATGTTAAGATTATAATTAGGACCTGCTATATAAGTAAAATCATCTTCTATAATAGGTTCAAATGGAAAATTTAATTCATAAGCTTGAGGGGAAGATAATTCTTCAACTACCCATAATTCATCTTTTATACTAAAAGTAGAAGGTAAAGGTTCATATAATTTAATTAAAATTGTAGGATCTATTCCTTCTTCGGTTTCTAGCTTTATATTATTAGCTATTATTGATTGATTTAAACCAAAATTTAAATAAAAATCAACAAAATAATCTGCGTCTTCTCTATATTGAATAAATGAATTTGAGGAAGAAATTATTAATTCATTGGGAATAATATTACTATCTAGTCTTATTTCAGTTCTATCAGATGATATGTCAGAAATAAAATATTTTTCTGATATATTAGAAGATAATCTTTTTCTATAAAAATTGTATAAAATATTATAAACTCCTAGATCATAACCAGAGTTAATTAGATCATTTTCGGGGTTTAATAATACATCCCCTTCTCTTACATCATAATCTAATAATGGAATAGTAGAACCTGGGTATATTAAATTTTGGTTTTGGTCATAAACATAATATTCGATATAATCTGTATTTACATTAAATACAGTATCTAATTGGGATTGTACAATTAGTTCTGTATCCTTATCTGAATATGCTTGATATTCAAATGTATCTGGATTTAGTTGATTAATTGTTATTTCTTGAGCCATATTTTATGTTTAATAACCACCACCTCCACCACTAGAAACTGCTGCAGAAGAAACAGATGTTGCACTACCCCCACTACTTATTCCTGTTGTATTTTTAGAGGTTGATGTATTTTCAGATAATGTTGTATTAGTTTGTATTATATTTTCGTTTGCTGCCTGAATTTCTTTTTCAAAAACCAATAATGCCTCATTAGTAGCTGGGTCTTCTGTTTTTGATGCTTGTACTCTAGCGTTTTCCATCTGTGCTGTTAATAAATCACTTCTTAATTGAGCTATTTCAGCTTGTAATGCTTGTATTTCATCATTAATTTCATCAAAATTAATATATTCACCACTAGTTCGTACTAGATATTGATGAGAATTTGTTTCACCCAAAGCGGGTATATCATAAAAAAGAGAATTATATAATCCAAAAAATTCTTCAACACTAGGTTGAAGTTGTTGATCTTCAGTAATAGAAATAGCACCTAATTCACTAAAACTAGTATTTATTGTTTTAATGTATTCAGCTTTATTATATATTTCTTTTACTAAATCTAATCTTTCTGCCATTATCTATTTATAACTTTAAAATAATAATTATCATCTTTTACTATTGTACTACCATTAATAGTTGTTTGAATTAATATTTTATAATATCTTTCAGGTTGTAATCCATTCATATAGATATCAAAATAATTACTTTGGTTGTCACAACTTATTCTTGTAAATTCAGGATCAAAATCTATTAATGTTTCATTTGTATCTAGATCTTTAACAGAATAAAGTGAATCAGCAGGTAAATAATGGTTTTGGGTATCTATAGAAGATGTTAAAAATGTTCTTACTGGGAATTCTGGTCTAACATTAAGTCTAAATCTATTTATACTTTCACTATAAAATATCCCAGGATTACTATCTAGGGCAACAAACAAATCAGTTGTTTTAATTTCAGGTAACCCACCGGGATCAAATATTTGGTCATTCCATTTAATTTCTAAAGTTGGAGGATATATAGTATTTGTATCAACAGAATAAAACTGCATAATAGGTTGTACAGCGTCTGCAGTATTAAATTCAATTGGGTTTTCCCATTTTACTATAAATCCATTATTTTGAATAGGTGTATAGGGATAACTGCTTTTAGAACTTGAATACCACACCTTAATAATATCTGTAACTGGGGCATTTAGATCTTTTTGTGATCTTAACCTAAATGATTGGGTTACTTCAATATTTGTATTATAAGGGTCATCTGAACCCGTGTACCATGTACCACCTCCTTGATTAATATTTCCTGACCAAGAAGCTGTTACATAAGGTCCCCAACCTGCTAAATCCCAATATGCCGCACCTGTTCCTGTTGATCCAGAAAAAGTTCTTGCTTTCCAACTTACACCATTTAAAGTAGCTGGTGAGTCTAAGTATGTTCCTGTCCCATTATTCCATGAGCCCGATATGGGATATATTTCCAAATTTGTATTAAAGTCTACTCCTTGGGCATTTGATATATAACATTTTAAACTACTTGAAAAGTTTTTTAATTCTGATCCTGTTACTTTTGTATTTATAACACTACTAATTTCATCTTGATCAAATTCAATTAAATATCTAAATACTTGAGGTAAAGGATTTATATTTACATTTAAATTACCGATTTCAATTATGGGATCTATCCCTGTATTCATATATGGATAAAATGAATATATTGTAGCATCTTGTAAAGGAAATAATTTATATACTGCCATAATTTTTTGTTTTAATATCCTATTGTATTACTAAATGCTCCTGTTCCTAACGATACAACCCTACCTTGAATATCACTATTTGGAAATTTTACTTCAAATATACTTGGGTCTAAAGAAGGATAAATAATACCACTTTGTGTAGCTCCATTAATATCATATGCATACTGAGAGTATCCACTATTAGTACCTGCTTTATTAGTTATTAATAAATTTTGCACTGTTTGAACTCCAGAAATATTATCTAATAATACTGAAATTTCACTTAATATTATTGGTTGATTTATTTGCCATTTATTTATATCAAAATAATTTTTTAGTGCTGATAGACATTTAGCTAATACTTCACTATTGTTAAAATTAGGTAATGTAATTATTTCAAAATCTACACAAATATTAATAATAAAAGCGTCTTTAACATTAACAGTATCACCTATCATTCTTGATTGGTTTAAATATGTAATTAAATTACTTTTAATAGTTTCTGATGTTGTTACTAGATTACTATTGGAGTTATAAGCTAATACATATAAATCTAAAATAGTATCTGGGTCTTTTACACTTGGTTTTGTTGTATAAGCTTTGGATAAATCACCAAATTTAGAAGGCATACTTAAAGCTCTAATTAAATAATCATCAGCTGTGACATTTCTTTGTTGCGTATTATAATTGGCTAATGCATTTTGTCTTATTTCTTCAATTGTATCACCATCACTACCTCCAGATGCCGCTACTGGGTTATTTACTGCTAATGAATTAAATATATATTGAGCTATAGTTGTATTACTTAAATTTGAATTTTTAAATGAACTATTACCAGTATTTAATATATTTATAGAATTTGCTTCTACATTAGCACTAGTTCCTCCTCCAGTTAGGTATCTAACCGTTAAGGTTGTATTACTTGGTGCAGTTCCATAAGTATTTGTGAAAACAAAATTAGTTGGAGAATATGCTGTTGTTAATTTATTTTGACCAAAAGGTAACCCTAAACCAACATTATCTGGGTTTGGGGTTATTTGTTCATCTATTTGTAAAGCATTACCAGATCCAAATTGTATTTGTAATGTTGTTTCATTTAATAGTCTTGTAGTAAATCTTTTATTTGTTGATTTAGTTCTTAAAATATATGGAGCATCTTCATCTTGATATGTATTAGGATCATTAACATTAGTATTTTGAATAGGATCATATACTAAATCTTGACCTAAATAATCTACTTCATAATATTGGTTACCATCACTATCAAAAATATCTATAATTCCACCTATATTATTAGCACTTATTTCTAAAGTTGGAAACTGTCTATAAGCCCCCATAGTAAATTCTTGAGTTTGAATTAATCCAGATGCTGCTTTTCTTGTTTTTTTAAGTAAAAAATAAGTAGGTTCTCCTGCTGCTATTTGAGATACTGATACCTCTGTTGGATCAGCTGAAGTTGAAATTGAGAAATCTATTAATGAATCTATTATAAATGAAGATCCATTTTGAGTTGTTACTGTTGTATTTTCATCTACAATTATGCTATAATTATAATCTGGTACTATACTTGTACCATTTGCTATAGAAGGAACTTGTTGATAAAAATCTACATCAACATATGCTAAACCTGTTGCTTTTGGTTTATAACTAAACATATAAGCAAGATCGTATAAATTATCAAATTGTCTTGCATATTGTAAGTATGTTTCTTGAATCTGATTATCTAAATAAAAGGATAAAACATCACTAACATAAGATGCTTGTTCTATAAACATCATCCCGGGTGATGCCGGGCTAAAATCTGTATAGGTATTAGGAAAATAGGTTTGTGAAAAATTAATAAGTTGAGCCCTAATATCATTAAAGTCTTTATTAATATATGATATGTCCTTATTTAGTAATGCCATTATGCAAAGTTTAATTCTAAAGTATCATTTATTCCTGTATTAGGTATACTATAGGTTATATTTATTTGTATTGTATTTTCATTAACACTTTTTTGTACTTCTATTTCTTCAACTTCAATATTAGAAAAATTACTGTTAATTTTTGCTTGTATATCTTCTTTTATAAAATCAAGATTTTCAGTTTCTATTTGGGTAAAGATATATTGTCTTAAACCTGCTCCAAATAAAGGATTTTCTATTCTTTCTCCGGGGTTTGTTAAAAAATAGTTTATTAAGTTATTTTTTATAGCATCCCTAGTTTGATAATTAGGTTGGAATACACCTGGCGAGTCAAAAGGTAAATTAACACCAATTGCTACTCTAGGACGTAAATCATTAGGATATACTTTTCTTATTCCAAATGCCATAATTACCCTTTACTATTCATTAAACCCATTATTTGATCCATGCTTACATTCCCTTGTGGTAAAGTACCATTTGGTGAGGTTGTGTCTACAGGACCAGTCATTTGTAAAGGTACATCTTTTGATGTAGCATTTAATGTTCCATTAGCACCTGGCATCATTCCACCTAAAACATTCATCATATTTTCTCTTAATTGAGCTTTATCAGCTTGTGGGAGAGGTTGAGGTGTAACTTTTTCTTGTACAGTAGGTTGTGTACTTATTTTTGGAACACGAACTGCTTCAAGTAAAATATCTTTCATTTCTTCTTGAATAGCTTCTTTTACTGCTTCTTTTACAATAATTTTTAATTGACTTAATTTCATGTTATATTGATTTATTATAAATATTAAACTAATTAGCTTTTAAATTATTTTGTTGTATATAAAATACAAGTTCATCTATTAAAATTTGATCTGATGAACTAAACGAAGGTTCTCCTTTTAAAAGGGTAACTCCCCTGTTATCTTTAGCAACAGCAAATCTACGTTTTAATGTTCCTACAGGGTTTTTATTATCAGTTTCTACACTAAAAATAAAACCATTTACATTACCTATTATAGGATTTCCATCTTCAGCTTCTTCTTCAGCTAAATCAAGTAATTCTTGATTAATAGCTTCTAATTCTAAATTTCCAGCTCCATTTTCTTCTGCGCACTCTTGAGCCATTTGGTCGATAGATTTTAATAATAATACTACAGTTGTAACTCCTGCTATTAAAAATATTAATGAAACTAAAGTAGCTCTACTTGTTTTTTCATTATCTTCTTGTAAACCTTTTAATGTATCTGTTATATCTTGTAATTTAGCAGACATAGAATAGGGTTGGGCAAAAATTAACCCACCGAAGTCTTTAGCGGGTGGTACCCCTACTGCCTGAGGTAATGGGAGTGCGTTTAATCCTATTCTAACTCCTTTTAATACATTTGCTAATGCCCTAAAAGCTACAACTAAAGCCGAATTAATAATAATTGTTTTAAAAATTTGATTTAATTGTCTTACTACTCTATTTCTAGTTCTAATAACATCCGCTAAAGCTTCTGGGGTTGGGCAAGTTTTTCGGTTTGATTGGGTTAATTTTGATATACCAAAGGCAAGTAATAGTGATATTGCTAATGGAATTAATTTAGTTTTAATAGTATCTACTATTTTTGCAATACTAAGTTTTTTAGCAGAAATAATTTTACCAAAAGTATCCATAGCAATACCTGCTACTGTAGATTGTACCTGGTCGATTTTATCATTAAATTCTTGGGATATATCTTTAGCTGCTTCATCAAGATTAATTAATTTAGTTAATGATAAATTTGTTTTTATTGTTTTATCACCATTTATAATAGCTTGGGTCCCAGGGATATAACCACTTTTTGAATAAAGTAAACCAAAAACAAGTGGGGTTTTTCCATTAGCAGGAATTATTGGTATTTTAACCTTAATAGAAAAATCTCCTTGTTTATCCGTTCTAGTGGTTTGCCCCGGAATAGGAATAAATACTAAATCATTTAAATCAACTGGTGCTTTGTTGGGGATTAATTCTTCACTAACATTTAAAGGATTATCAACCTCAGCTTTTGTTTCTACAAAATCTTGGTTGACTCCTAATGTTACTTTAGCCCCTTTCATAGGGGCATTAGTATTTTTATCTTGAAGTCTACCTATTATAGTATATTCTTGTAAAATAGGTGTTTGACTTTTTAATTTTTCTTTTAAGGCAGATATTTCTTCTCTTATTTTATTTTGAGTTTTTTCTACACCATTAGATAAATTTGCCTTTCTTTGTTCAATTTTTTCTTTTCTACTTAATCTTCTATTTTGTCTTTTTTCTCTTCTTTGTTCTCTAGTTAAATTAGAACCCAAAGATAAATTTATTTCTTTTTCTGATGCTTCTTTTAAAGTAGAAAGATCTATATTATATTTAGTTGATAACTCTTGAATTCTATTAAGTATATCAGCTACAGGTAAAGCATCTCCTAATAAAGATTTACCCTGGGGTGTAGAAAGTGATTGTTGGACTAATTGTAAAAGTGCTTCTTCTCCCATGTTATATAGCTTTTACAATTTTAGATTTATAACTATTAATACTATTCAACATTAATGATATTTGTGTTTTTGCTGCTCCTGCCGTTCCTGGGGTTAAAAATAACATAGGTTCAATTGATAAGGTTTGGGCCATTGCTTGTAACTTTATTAAAAGATTTTCAAAATCATCTAAAAATGTATCTCCTAACATTACAGATTGATTAGCACTAGCATCTCCTAATCTAATATTATTTTTTGAAGATTGTAAAACAACATCTCCTTCTTGAGAATATATGCCCGTTGTATTTATTGAGGTTAATGATATAGTACTTTGGGAATTTAATATTATACTATCAGCCTTAGTATTAAATACTAATCTATCTGAATTAAGTATTACTTGACTACCTTGGTAAGACCCCACAGATTCTGGTTGGTTATTACTAATAGATGGGTTATTAGTTATAGAAGTGGATAGAGGTATTGATTGATTTGAGGTTAAATAAATTGAAGATAAATCTTTATTTATATTTTCAATAATAGGTAAATATCCTTCTTCACTAGAGTCATCTGGTTGGCCATTTCTTATTATTGTAATGGGGTTACCATCTTCTCCAGTACTAGACCAATTATTACCATATAATATACTATCTGTTTTTGCAGTACTTCCAAGTCTTACACTATTCCCCCACCTACCTTCTGTTATAATATCTCCAGCAAAAGGTAATAACGAATGAATATTAGATCTTTCAATGAAAGTACCTCCAACTAATGGGGAATTATATTCATATTTAATTTTTTCATTTGATGATTTTCGAGTTTGTCCCTGTTCTATAGCTTGATAACTTTTTTGTTGTGAAGGTTGTATAGTAGCAGTTTGGTTTAAGTTGGGATAAGCATTTAAATGTGGATGATTCCAAATAGATATAGGATTAATATAAAAATATTTTTTAACATTACTATTTAAATTAACATTATTATCCGGGACAAAAAATAACAGTACTAGTTCATTTACTACCGGATAATTTTTTAAATAAGGGATTAAAGGAGATGCTACAGTAGGAAATTCAGAAGATAAATCAGGAGAACCTTCAACTTTTTCAAAAAATATAGTTCCAATTGATGCCCATTCACCATAGGTTTCAAATTTAGGATGTTTATCATCTAAAATAATATCTGTTACTCTAGCAGATAAAATGTTAGAAGATAGTGCATCAATTTGTTGTTGTACAACAGATTGATTATCCCTCCCAGAATTTAATTGGGAATTAACCGATGCAAATCCGTATTTATGCGCCATCCTTTTTCCCTTCGAAATTAGTGTTAAGTTTATCTAATTCCTCCATTAACTGTTGTTTTTCTTCTTCCGTTATACCCATTGATTCTTCACCACCACTATTGTTAAGCGCACGCTGTACTATAGTAGCCATTTTAATTAATTGTTCATCGTTACGAACGCCAATTTCCATATATTCTTTAATAAGTGGTACAATTAAAGTAGCATCACCTATATCATTTATAAGGGGTTTTAATTCTGAAATTAAACCTGTGATTTGGGTTTCTTTTTTCTTTTGATTATCGTATATTTCACTTAAGATATCCGAAAATTTTTTCTTTTTAAATACAATATTGTCTAGTGATCCCATAATGTTATTTTATTATAAATATGGATATAGAAAAAGATTAGAATCTAGCGTAACCGTTTTCTAAATAAAAAATATATTGTGATTTAAAGATTATATGTAATTTATCCGCTATTTTTGTTATTTTAGGTGTTTTTACTTCTACCATTTCTCTAATGTAAATGTAAAGTGCTTTTTTATTAAATACTTCTAAATCTTCCCTTTTACGGAATAACTCAAGTATAGCATCAGCTATTTGGGCATCATTTTTTTTAGGGAATAATTCAAATATATTTTCCGATACATGGTCGACAAAAAGGTCTACATATTTATCTAAATCACTTTTTACTTTTTCATCTCCTTGGTTATATGTATGTTTTGAATTTTCACCTGTTAGTATTTCAACACCAACTTTTTGGATTTTCTTTTTATAATTTTTTGTATTATATAATATTAACCAACGTTTTACAATAGTACCAAAATAGGAATATGCCTTAGCTCCCCTAGTAGGATCAAATAAATGCATTTTAGATAATAAAAATGTAATTATTTCATGTTGAAGATGTTCTAAATTTTCTACTTCAGTATGGTAAAATTTAAAAGTATGAATTATATTTTGGGTTAATTTAAAAAAAGGATAATGTATATGACTTTGATATATCTTACTACGTATTTCAAAATCAGGTTCATTATTATATTTTACAATATAGTCCTCTGTCTCCTGAGTAAAGTAATTTTTACTTTTCTTTCTTCTTTTTCTTACCATTACTTAAAGATTAATTTTAAATTGAGATAATTTTTTTTGTAAGACCTTTATTTCATTAAAAAACCAACCTATTTCATCATCACTTTTAAATAAACCTTTTTCGTCTATTTGATTTAATTTTTTTTCTGTAAATGTAATTTGTTTATCTATTTTATTGATAAATTCCTGTTGAGAAACTATTATATCTTCTGCTCTTTCATTTTTACGTAAAAGGTTAAAAGTCGTATATCCAAAGATAACGACTAATAAACCTAATATTATAATAATAATTTCTAATATCATAAACTATCTAACATGTTTTTTAATCCCGTACTTGCAACACTATTTAGTGCTTTAGTTTTAGAGGATTTTATATTGCCAGATAATGTATAATTTTTCTTTGGCTGTTCCACACTATCTTTAGAAAACTTTGGTAACCATTCTTGCTCAAATTCAATACGCGCGGCCATTAAATCAGCTTGATGTAAAATATATGGTAGAGACGTGCGAGGTTTTTGTTCTGGCATGAATGTTTTTAAATATTTTTCATTAGCAACATCATATAACCCATCATGGGTTTGGATCGCTACCATTTCATTAAATGAGTAAGAAATGTCATGTTGTTGAAGAAGAAATAAACCACGATCTGGGACAGAACAAAACGCTAATTTTTTATTAAACATATAATCTTCACCTAATTTATCTTTTCTCCATTGATCCGTCTGGGGGATATAAGATTCATGTTCTTTATCTCCCATTTTACCTAAATCATGGTTAATAGCAGAAAATACTAATTCTTCTTTAGTAAATGTAGTCATATCACATCCCATTTCTTCCCACATATCATATAACCTAAGAGATCCTTCAACTACTCTATTTACATGGGCAACATATCCTCCCGGGAATGCTCCATGGTATTCTTTTTTATGAGCTGCGGGCATTAATATAACACGTTCTTCATAACGTTTATAAAAACTAGATAATTGTTCTCCTCTATTTCCTGAGATGTGAACATTTATATTATCTAAAAATATTTCCCAATTTGATTGAATTTGTTCTGCTGTTAGTTTCATAACTTTTATTTTATATTATTTTTTAACTGTTCTTCCATTTCTTTGGGCATAAAAGCAGCCCATTTGTTTTTAGGACAATACGCTGATAAAGATCTAACTTTTAATGTAAGGATACACCCACAATCTTTACAACAAGGTTGAGTACCTGGGACTGCACAATGGGTACCTTTAGTATCAAATAAATTACAACTTGTACAAATACCCCATCTAATTTTAGCTATTTGTTCTACATCATCTTTAACAAAAACTTTATTTTTAATACCCTCATATATTAAATCTAAATTACCAAAGGCATTAATAAGTTTGTTAAACCTATTCATTTTATCCTAGTGAACTATTTTGTTCTTTATCTGAATTAGGTTCTCTTTCTACCATTGATCTAAGATCTTCTACTAAATTTTTTGCTTTTTCAATCCCTTCCTTGTAAGTTGAAAGTGGTTCTTTTGTATTTACAATACGCTGGAGGTTAATTAATGTATGATCTAATTGTTCTAACCTTTTATTAATTAAATTTCTATTTCTCATAATTTATAATATTAACAGGGTATTCCTTAACCCTTTATTACCTTTATTCCTATCCCTTCTTATTCCCTTTCTTACAAAACCTGTAATACTAATGTACGAGGGATATTTTGTATATCCTAATTATTTTTTAAATTTCTTTAACTACTTCTTTTATTTTATGAAGATGTGCGCATTTTTCGTATTCTTCATATTGTTCAAAAAATGTAACTGCACTATCTAATGCCTTATAAAATGTTTTATTATCAAAATTTATAATAGCATGAATATCATCATGGTCTTCTAAACTAATATTTTTAATATAAGACCAAGCTCTATTATAAACAGTAAATTCAGATGCCTCCTTTGTAGATTCAACATTATAATTAGGTTGTTCTTTTTTAAGAAATTTTTCTAACTTTTGATGAAAAATATAGTGATTTTGAATTAACTTAACAAACATTCCAATCTTAGCAAAAGGACCATTCATAAAATCTTTTATTTCAGATTTAGTTTTCTCATCACTAATTTCTTTTCCATCTACAAATAATTGAAATATTTTATCTTTATCTATCATCTTTTACCTCCAAAATATTCTACAGCATGTCCTTCTGTAATTAATAAATCATTTAACTTAACATCACCTAAAAATATATCACCCAAACATCTACCATACTTACCTACACCTTGAGAGTGTAATATAAATTCATTATTATGTTTAATTAAAATATCTTTAACATATTGTTTAGCAGCTAAACCTCTTGCCTTTTCTTCTAAATCTCGGGTACGAGACTCGGCAGCATTAATACCAACTAATCTAATTCTAATTTTTTTCCAAGTATCAAAACCAAGATCAATAGTAGCATCAATAGTATCCCCATCTACTACTCTTTCACATTTTGCTTTATAAATATACATAATAATGTTTAATTATAAATATGTATTATTTATCTAGATCCGCTAATTCAGATTCAATATCTTTTTGAATTTGCTTTAATATTTCATATTCTTTAACAACATCTTTTTTTTCTGGATTGTCTGGGTGGTATCTCCATACTTCATCCATTACAGTTGATGTAGCTACTAAATCATTAATTAATTCTGATTTTTGTTGGTCTAATTCTTCTTGTTTTGACATATTATTTAAATTTATTGCCTATTAAGTTAATTGTTTCTTTTGCCTCTTCCAAGCTAATTTGGAAAAATTCTTTACTACTATTGACACGTTGTGCCTTTAATTTATGGTGTACTTCTCTTTCTACCATTTCACCATTAAAA